TTGTAAAAAAACTAGTTACGGGTTCAGCTAAACGTGTATCTGTAGGTGTGTTTTTAATTGCTTTTTTTAAAGCATTTTGTGCTTTGCTATATTTTTTAGCTAATGCTCTAAAAGGCATAGCAAGTAAATCTCCTGCACCAGGAATAACGCCTATTCCAAGAGCAGCAGTATTTAGTGCAGCAGAACCAAGACTACCTTCTTTAAGGTTTTCCTTTATGTTGCCAATAATAATGTTTTCACCTACAAAAGGAATAGATTCTTCAGCAAGCTGTCCATAATCTAAATTCTTAAAGAAGTCTGCAGTAGATTGTAAGAAACCTTTATCTTCTTTAGTCTCTTGGACCATTTATTTTATCCCTTAAAAATTTTAATTGTTTAAGTGCTATTATAGAACCTTGCGCTCTGTGTATCTCAATTAGCGTATTGGCTTGTTCTAAGTTTCGATGTACAGAAGCTATTCTTACATCTAGTTCTTCATTAAAGGCATCCCACTCTTTTTTGTTATTCACAAAAGTTTTAAGCGACATTACCAGTAAATCCTTCTTCACCGGGAAGTGGAGCCATTCCTGTTCCTACTTGACTACCGCCACCACCAGTAGCATCCATTGCATCAGCACCAGCAACAACTTCAGGAGCTTGTCCTGTAGGTGGTGCGGCTGGACCCATACCTTCTTGTGGAGGTGGAGGGGGTGGCTGTTGGAAGTTCTTCAGTAACTCAGCTTGAATAGCTGCGTCTTGTAATGAGTTAGTAACTTTGTCTGGGTCTAAGTCCATACTCTTAGCTATCTCTCTAATGATGAAGTCCATCTTAGCGAAAGGTGCGAGTGCTGGGTTTTGTACTGTGCCTAAGAACTGCATCAATCTTTGACTACGTACTTCATTAGCCATCAAGCTTTCCGTACCACTAGCCTTAACTTCTAAGTCACCTCGTATGTCTGGGTCAAAATCAAACTGCATATTAAATGCAAAGAACGCTTTACCCATAGGCGCAATTAGATAGTCATCCACATTCTTAACGACAGATCGTATGCTACCATTAGCGGCTGACATCAACATAGAGATACCTGACGCAGTACGTCCTACACCTGACACACCAGTTTGCCCGTGAGCAAAACTAGGGAAGCCTGTGCTTTCGTCAGCTAGTACTCTAGCCTTATCAAACAACTGCATATTCTCTTGTGCAACATTAGGGAACTTAGTGCCAAACAACGCTTGTCCTGGCGCACCCCCTTGTCTACGGAATACTTTACCTGGATACACTGACATATCCTGCCCTGGCACAAGGTTGGTTTCATCAACCTCGATAATAAGATTACCAGATAGCGCAGCATTATCAATCGCCATACGCATAAAGCCGTTCATTAATGTTTGGGTATCGTCCATATTTTCGGCAATACCTACACCAAAGAAACTGTATGGGTTGTGTTCAAATGGAACAGCGTAATACGGGATACGTGCTGGCTTGAATGGATTTAGAACCATTCTTAGCACCTCTCCGTTGCAGCACCAGATGTTGCAGTTCACTTCTGGTAAATCTTTTAATTCTTTAGGGATGCTGACACCATTCTGTTCGAGTATGTCTGTATCGACAAACCCCCAAAACTCTAGGACTTCCCATCGTTCTGACGAATTGTGTTTAGCATCATCGTCTTCCATATTCATTTCCCAGTGTTTCAGGGTATAGTCAGCACCTTTATCTATTGCTTGTTCAATGCCATCTACCATAAAGTATGGACGACTTTTTAATGTTCTTAATTGGTTGCGAGACATCTTGTGCCGCTCAACTGTATACTCTGCGTCATCCATACTAGCCGCTTCAGGGTCAGGATAGAAGTTCCACACAGATACGTGATTAGTTGCTGGAACAGTTTTGATTATAGGATCATACTCGCCTTCTTCATTCCAGTTAGGGTATTCTTTATCTATAGCAAATGGGCCTTTCATTACCCCAGTGCCTAGTAGTGCCATCTCAAAAGCCATACTACGAAGATACTTAGAAGCTCCTGATTCAGTTAGCTGGTCGTGTATTTTCTTTTCCATTTTTTTAGCAGCAATCATAGCTGGATGGAAAGTGACCGTTGTAGCTGTCTTACCTTGACCTTCAATTAGCTTTTCACCTACAGGAGCTAAAGTATCTTCTAGTCCTCCTAAGCGTTTTTGTAAGTCCCTTATAGTTTCGCCTGGTTGTAACTCAGTATCAGGACCAATAAGGTATGGTTTGGGTGGGGTGTCCGTAAACGCAGACTTTATTGCGTCTGCGCCTTTTTCTGCAGCAGGGTCTATATTAATATGTACTGACTCGCTAACACCATCAGGTAAAATAGTAGGATCAACAGATAAAGGGAATTTGTTATTGCCAAATAAAACATCCACAATTTGACCATATGCAGCCAGTGTTTTAGTTTTGGTGACTTTAACAAATACACGAGACTTCTCCGTTTCAGTGAATTGTACATCTGGTCCATACAGTCCTCTATAGTTTCGGTAAGATCTTAACCACCGTTCTTCATCACCTTCTCGTGCATCTTCTGCTCTTTTAAATCGTTCTGATACAAACGAAACAACCGCATTAGATGATTCAAAGATTTTATCTTCTGCATCTTGTGCGGCTACTACATCGTCTGTCTCAAATGAGAGGTCGTCTATTTCTGCCATATTTAATATCCAAAGCTGGGATCAGCTGCTTGAAAGCCTGATCGTTGTGTTGCTGGGTTGAAGTCCCAAATAGAACTTCGAGGTCTTGTCATAATGCCGTAGCGTAAAGCATCATATAAGTGGTCTTCTGCATTTGTATCTACATCTTCTGGGTTACGTTTATCTAAAGGAATGGCTGGTAGTTGGGCTATTGTGTTTGTACACGTAGACATAAACACCAGTCTAGGTTTTTCAGTGAACTCATCTACTTGTAATCTTCTGTGTAGCTCGTTTTTTCCTGATACCCTAGACCCCTTTGATCTGTCTGAGGGCCGCCATCTGCAACCCTTCATATTCATCTGTTCAGCTAGACTGGGTCCTGTGTCACCTCTGTTGTGCCATAGTGAGCTATCAAGAACTCCATACCGTATTGTACCATCTTCTTTTTCTGCGTCAAGTATCATATCAGCTAAATCTGTTGCTGTAACTTTAGAACAATAGAGTTCTCTATATATTACTAGTGAATCATCTGGTGCTACTGCTATCCATACAACTCCTGTATGACTTCCGTATCCGTAGTCACACGCTCTAAACTTAGTCCAACTCGTCGGTATCTTATAGGGATCAACTACGTGTATCTTTCTGTTGAACTCAGGAAATGCTGCACCTTCATTAACATCCCAGTTACCTTCTAGTAATTGCTTTCTTTGGTGTTCTGGCAAAGATAGAAGCATTGCTTCGTAGTCGCCACTCTCAGCTAAGTAAGGATTGTCAAACAAACTAGCAGGAATAAATCTGCGTTTAAATAATGGTTGTCCTTCTTTACTGTGTCCTTTAGGAAACCGTATTTCTTCCCCTGTCTCTATGTTTGTAGCCCAGAATGATTCTCTTGAAGGAGAAGGGTCTATAAACATTTTCTTAACCCATTGATGTCCTATCCCACCAGGGTTCGTTGTGGCTCTCATATACAAACCTAATTCGGCGGCATATGCACTACGCAAACGAGATCTCATATAATCCCAAGCGTAGGGAGAACCCCATTGTGTTAACTCGTCAAAGCCGATCCAATTAAACGCTTGACCTTGATAACGTGTAACGTCCATATCTTTGTCGAGGTAAGACATCCAAAGTCTGCCACCTCTAGGCGAGATCCACTGACTTTTCCTCTCAGACCATTTGATACCTGGTACTGCACGAGGGTATAATTCTTGGCTTTTTTGAATAAGCTCACGGAGTTCCTCAGTTGTGTGCCTGACTAGTAGCCCACTAAAGTTAGGGCTGTTTAATCCGTGTAACGGATCAGCTAACATAGCATAAGATTTACCGCCACCTGCGGCTCCACCATACAAAACCTCACGTTCTGATGATGATAAAAATTCTGTTTGTGGTCCAGCATTAGGCTGGAAAACTATATCTTGCGCAACTTCTGTGTCAAACGGTGCAGCCATCGGGACTGCAGGAACTATATTATCTTTTTCTACTACTTTTGATTGAGTATGCTCCAACTTTATCTTCTTCGAGCTTTTCGATCTCTTGTAGCGTTTCTTGGAGGCGTTGGGCAAGTCGCTTTTTAATAATAATTGTTTTCTTACGTTTTCGCTCAATGCTCATTCTTTTCTTTAAACCCATATGGGTAATACTGCGTCCTGTTTGTCGAGTTAGCCACTGTGCAACATCTCGTAAACTATACTGCTTGAGATGTTTTTTTGCTAATTCTAACGCTTCGAGTTCGTGTGGAATAGGCTTTAATAGTCTTTCATTTTCTGGATGAACTTCATACCCGTAGGGAATTTGTTTATGTGAAACTCTAGCTACTACGTGCCAGTTTTTTTCTTCACCTCTGTGTGGTTTAGGTAATTCCCAAAAACCTATTGTGTCTCGTTCCCAACTCTTTATTCGTTCTTACCTTCTTTAGCTGGTAATATAAATACTCCACCGCCAGAAGAGTTTACATCAACACGTTCTACTTTACCTAATCCTGCTCGATCTAATAAATCTTTAGCTGCTGACATTTTATCTCTTATGCCTAGCTCCGTTGGATCATACAAAGCGTTAGTCATAGCCATTGCTGCTTTAGGTGCAGTACGAGCAAAGTAAGAACGAGTAGCTTCTGCTATCTCGTCCTTTAACGATTCTACTATTGATCTTGTTGCTGTACTGTCGCTATAGCCAGATAGTTTTTTAGCTGTCACTACATCACCATTAGCTTCATCAAATAATACTTCAAGAAACTTCTGTTGATTTTCTGTTAGTAATTTAGACATTATTCTTTCTTCTTCCCTGCCATATAGTTAGGCACTTCTAGCTCTGGCCTTTGCCGCCTTCGTAAGATCTTTAAAGTGAACCACGGGTTTAGAACCTTTAGTATGAGTTTTACCAGAGTGTACGGAACCATTAGGCATTTTATGAGTACCCCCATTATATTTTCTCCCATCTTTAAAATAATGTTGTACGCCTTTCATATTATTTTTTACCTTTTTTCTTTACCATACCGCCTTTATTCATATAACCCATTTTGTTACGTACGGCTTTAGGTAGTTTCTTTAGTCCT